TGTAGCTGTAGCTGTAGATGCACATGCAGACGCAAACTCAAATGTAGATGTAGATGCAAGCGGCAAATGCAGATGCAAGTGCAAATGTAGATGTAGATGTAGATGTAGACGTAGATGTAGAAGTCGTAGGTGGAGATGTAGTAGGTGTAGTAGGTGGAGGTGTAGCGGTAGATGTGGAAGTCGTAGGTGGAGGTGTAGTAGTAGTAGACATAAGAAGTGTAGATATAATATCCCGTAAATAGGGGATAAATTTATGAAATTTACTTTTTAAATTACATTAAAATATAATTATCATTAGTTACTATGTAAAACGTGTTCGGATTTCGACTACCCGATAAAGTTGAAAAAGTCGTTCTATTAGTGCTAACTAAATTTGTTATAGTGCTACCGAAAACAGCTATTTGAGTGTTACTATCGATTCCTTTACCTCCAATAGCCTCCCAATCGCCAATATTAGCTCCAGTGCCACTCTTCAGTCGATATAGTATGTTAGTGTCACTATTATAAACAGTATCACCAATTTCTGCTGGAGCAACACTAGTGATATTTGTCACTGTTCCTTTAAATAGATTACCAGCGAGGATACCACCAGTCGTCACTCCATCACCAATAAATAATCGTTTGGTATCAGTAGTGAAAGCAGGTTCCCCCGAATTAAAAATTATATTTCGGCGTTCGTTATCAGTTCCTTGACGGAATAAAATTTTTAATAGTGTGTTATTGAAGATTTCTATACTCATGATTAATATGCGAAAATTGGAATTGCAAATCTACCAAATTGTTGTCCCGTTTTTGAGGTGGAATCACCCTCAAAAGTTAAAAATCCAGCGGAAGATAGTGATATCATCACACTAGTGATACCATTTGAAGACATTGCCTCAAATTTTGTCAACTGAAGACCTGGAATAGCACCTGTGATAGTATGTGATGGTGTTCCATTGAAAATGGATGAGAGTGTATTCGAAGAGTTCGACGATGACATACCAGTTAAAGTGCCGAACACAGACCTTTGAACTGCTTTTTTATTGCTAATGTCCTCCCATGCGCTTAGTTTGGTAGCAGATGAACCATTCATTTGATATAGAATACCATCGAAAGTTGATACATCATTACCATTAGCACTTAGAGTTGTTAGAGAGTTGTATGTGCTTACTGGTGGAAAAAATCGTGATTTACCAAAAGTGGAACTAATTGAATTGTATAATGACGTATAATTGGCAGTTAAAACACCGCCGACAAATGAAAAGTTCGTCGGATCAGTTCTCAGAGTAATTGTATTACCATTCCCACCGCTCAAACCATTTCCAAATGATGTTGACAGTAGCTCTCTAGTGGTGATCGATGTGGCATTTAGCGATAATTTATTAGCTGAAAGTCCGAAAAATGTTGGATTATAATTAATCTGTAATTTATTATTATTAATAAATAATCCACCATCAACTGTATTTGGGTTTATTTTAGATGCTGATAGACCACTTAATTTCAAATTGATTGTTGAAAAAGAATCATACTCAAATTCTTGTGATACTTTGGTAGCGATTTTACCCCATTTTGTGATATCAGTATAAGGGTTTGCCGTTAATTGATACCAAATATTGTCAATTGATACTATATCACCTACTTCCGAATATGTATTAGATAAACTATAAAAATTAGTCAGAGGTATATGATTTTTTGTCGTCACTGATACTCCACCGCTCAATACACCGTTTCCGATGTATAAACGATTGGTATCAGTTGTATATCCAGGTTCCCCTTGATCCAAACGAATCGATTTTCTTTGATCGTTTGTACCTCTACGAATTTTTATTTTTGATATATAAATGTCAGACATATTTATGAAATTCTTTTCCAGACATAAACACCGAATGATGGTGGTGTGTTATCGATAGGATTACCACTACCAGTATTATTCAAAAATACTTGACCATCTAATTTCAATATTTTATTTGAATCGGTAGATGATGTATGTCCACTATTTTGATGATTAATCGATTGTTGCGAATCTAGAAGAGTCGGTTCACCATCTGTTATAGCTTCACCACCACTCCCCACAGTACCCGTAACACCAGTGTGGGTATGACTTGGTAACTGATCTACGGTTAATGTGTTTTCATATTTACCACTATTATTACCGCTCGTAATGTTTTTATTATTTACTCCATCGTTACCTAAACCAACACCAGCCAAAAATTTACCTTCTGCCACAGCTTGCCATGTGGTATTCAAAAATCTTAATTGTGGATTGATATTATCAGTTGAGAGATAAATTGAATTTACAGGATAAATGTAATCGATCAAAGATGCGTATCCTGTTATCGCGAAACCGTCTGCTGACAATGTTCCAGTGAAAGAAGCACCACCACCTTCAGAATTAATTTTCATGGATGTTTTATTGCCCAACCCATCATAAACTTGTGGTAAGTTGGTTTCACTAACAGGTAAATTCGAGGTATGTAATATTCCTGCATAAGAATCTGCGATGAATTGGTCAGTAAGATCAGGTAGCATAATATTATTTATTCGGAAGTTGTTAAATTGGAAATTAATTTTTGTTGAATTTCGACTATTAATGTAAAAATTCTCTGCATAGTCGTTGTGTTGATGCCTTCATTACCATTAACTCGTAAATTATCAAAGTCGTAGTTGATTGATTCAATATTATTCAGTAATACTTCATCTTTTCTAAAATTAAATGAATTCGACGCTTTGGTAAAGAGTGTCAACACATCTTTCAGAATATTTAAAAGATTTTGGTTGAAAAATATACCGAATGAATAATCTCCACATGTTACATTTTTGAAATTTTTCGTAATATTGCTATCAATTGCAGTGTATCTATTATCTTCGATAGATTGCTTTAGAGCGTATATTCTACCAGAATTGTGTAGTATTGTATAATTTTTATTACCTTTGGTGATTTCACTAAATAACAAGTTATGAAAGTTATTGGCATTCATTCTATTGGTATTCCACTTAGTTGGAGTATTACCAAATTTATGATAAGTATTTTTGAAAAGATAATCAGGTGGATATTTCAAATTAAATTTCTTGAAATTATTGGCAGTATTACGTGGGTTTGATATAAATCTTGTTTCAATATTTTTCACACTTTTTATGTAGAAGATATTAGAATCATAAGTCGAAAAAGAGATATCATAATTATCTGAATCTAAATCATTTATTTCATAATTAGTGAAAGTAGTGGAGATGGAATAAGGATCAAATGTAAAAATTGAATAAATACCGTTTTTTTCATGTAAAATGATAACGAAATCATCGACATCTCTGATATCAATCGCTACAACATTTTCTATACCATATTCGGATAGATTTACTCTTCCAAGTAATGTTGAAGATTTTTTATTCCAAAGATAAAGAATATTTCCATCAATTACTGTTCTTATGTTGCCACCATATTTCATAAATTTCACATTATTAGAATTTATGTTAAAAAATTTGTCATTGAAATAACCAAATGTTTTTGAAAATTTCTCTTTAGCACTCCATTTTAAAGAAATAGTTTCAACATTGCCGATTTTGATACTATCAACCAAGATTAAAGTTCCACATTCAATATAATTCAATCCTTCATAGGTGTTGATGGTATCATTTATAATTATATTGATTTTATTTTCAAATTCATCATAATTTATACCATAAACTTCCTCACCAAATTCTAACTCTTGGACATCATATGTTAATAGTGAAGTATCATCAAATGATCCATTTATTGTTATCAATTCTTTACCAGTGGAGCAGAGATATTTGAATTTTTGATCTGATTTTACTATGAAATCACCATATTTTACCCTTTCCAAAAAATTCCATTCGCTAGAATAGTTGAAATTGTCAATATGCGTGACAACATCTTTACCTACCATCAAATCATTGTTTCTTTCATCTCTAATTGTTGATGATAGTCCATAAAAATGGCAATTGTTTTCATCGAAATCTACAATTTGGGGATTACTAATAATCAAAGATTTAAAAACGATCAAATTATTCGTGTTGATTTTATCGAAAATTTTATCTAATTCATTTTTATTTAAAACATCGAAAGCATTAGTGAAATATGGTGTTATGTGTTGAATCGAATCGAATTGATTGTCAAATTCTAATTTTTTAAGATAAAATTCTGACGAAAAATTATTTTTCGATGTCAATTCTTCAGAGAATTGGTCTTTAGCTTTGCCAGTATAAGCTATACCATTATCAACATTAAAAAATCCTGAATAATCAATACCATTCGAGGTAAAGGATTCACCGTTTGTATATTTAAAATATGTCATCATTATTCAATAAATTCTATGTTATTTACTTCCGAAGTTAAAGGCGAGAAGGATTTGCATGTTTCCGTTACAATCCTTTTCAATTCATTTTTGATATTATCAGGAAGACTAATATTTTTAATCAAAATATCAACATGATTTGATTTGAAGGTTTGATTATTACAGACACTTTGTAATAATTCGATTTCATCTTCACTATTTCGTTGTCCAGATGGAATAGTGATAACCAGAGTGTCTATGCTTTGCAACCCATTAATATAAGGCAATATTAAAGACTCGTCGAAATCGATATATCTTGTATATATTTTGAAATTTTGGATATGATTATTATCAACAAAGTCTCCGAAAAGTATTTTCTTGCCAAAAAATTGTGATTTATTAAAAGTAAAATCTTTGATACTTATACCATTCAGGTTGAAATATCCTTGTCCATTAATAGTATCGATGGCAAATACCAATGTGTTAATTTTTAATTTTTTAAAGTTTGTAGTAGCATCAAAACCGATAATATTTTCATTGCTAGGATCATACAGATTTAACAAAAAGGAAATGTTATCACTATTTTTATCAATATTCAACCCACCATCAATATTATTGCGTCTACTAGAAAATGACCAATTGGTGCTATCACCGCTAAAGGTGAAAAATATGGTAAAAACACCATCCGTATTTATATTCTCGAAATAATTTATTTCGTTAAAAATATTAATATTTTCAATTTCACATCCTAGAACTTCATTTGGAGAACTTATATTAGGTAAAGCATTCAACCGTTCATACACAAATACATCATTTGGTTCAATGATGAAATCGCTTTTTTTATCAAAAACTTGATAAGCCGACAGACTTTGTTTGATAAGTTCATTTCCAGATACTAATTGTTCGATCAAATCAGTGTAAGTGATATTGAAAGTTGAATTGGTCGCTAATGCAGATGCCTTTTCAATCCGATCAGGGTAGTAATATCTGTCTACCCATATTTTATTATCACTTAAAGGTGAACCAGATAACCAAGTGCATAGGTAATTTTGTCCATCGGTGTATCCATTGTTATTATCTAATTTGTAAACTTTATCAGCATACAGAGGTGTTGTATATGAAAACGCCCCCGATTCCACAAATTTTGTATCATTTATGTTGATTTTTATGAAAGGATTCAGATCACTTGGAGCTTTAATCGTATTTATACCACTTTTAATAACATAAGGTTTATTATAGAATACATAATTCAAAGACAAACTTTCATCTTTCTCACTATCGATATCATTGAAAATCGATGTATACGACCTCATCTCTTTCATGTAGAATGGAGAATTGTTTGAAGATATCAAAGTGTTTCCAGATGTAAAAATATCTTCCTGAGTTAATTGGTTTTTCAGAGCAATGATCTCAACATCATCGTTTTCAGAATGTAATAGGAAATTGTTGGATAAATCTTTTTCTATTAGATTATCTGGAATGGTGTTACTTTCATTATAACCAACCAATGAAAAATTCTGATTGTTGTCAATATTGTTATAGATTTTTTTATCAATTTTGATATTGTTCAGAGGAGCCAAAATTTTGTTGGCACTTGTAAATGGAACCAGAGTTAGTGTATTACCTTGTTTTGCGAGTATCTTACAAGATCCATCATTTCTGAACAGACATAATGAGTTATTAGAGCTAGAGTAAATGTAATTGAAATCTATACCAGACAATCCTAATTTTCTAGTATAAAAATTGACAGTGTTGTTGGAATCTTGTGTTAGATAATATTTTTTATAATTGTAAATTTTGTAAATGTTACACACATTTGAATCTTTCAGATCGATTATAAAATTGGTCGAATCTGATGTAATATTGAAGAAAGAATAATCTCCATAACAATCATAATTAGTATAAATACCAGATAATCCCAATTGTCTCGTATCTTTTGGTTTGAATTCTAAATAAATTTCTCCAAATTTTAAAAATGTCAGAGACTTTTCCAATTTTATAACATTTTTCTCATTAACCGTTATGTCAGATAACTTACGCTCATCAGTTAAATAGAAAACACTGTAATTTTTATATTTGACATCTCTGATGTTGTAAAATGCGTTATAAAAATTAAATTTATACCCTCCATCGTAGTATCTTTCAAATTTATCGAGCGTGAAATTCTCATCATTGTATGAGAAATCACGAGCTTTACAGGATGATATTTTACTTATAAAGGTATCCACATTAGTATTTAATTGAACGGTGTTTCAAGCTCAATCAAATACCCACCATTTTTGCTTACAAATTGATGTATTTTTTTATCAAATTTGCTAATGGTGTTTATCAACGTCAAATCTTCAATACTTTGTGAATAATTATAATTGACAACACTGATGGGAATGGTGAAAGTAGAAATATCACCATTACAATAGGATAAGTAAACATTTGCCGATAGATTTTGACTCGTTGAAGAAACACTTGGGTAATACACATGACTATGAGTATTGTTTAATACCTCTGAATACCTACTAATTGGTGAAAAAATGTTCAACATGACATCATTTTCAAAAAAATCCTCAACATTATCACCCCAATTTATTCTTAAAAAACAAGGTAAAAATTTTTCTGAAACACCAGTCAAAACAACATTCAGTGTTGTTATATCATTCAACACCATCAAAGGCACTGTTGTTGTATTGGATGTGTTATTAGAAGATAATGATAAATATGCGGTATTCATTTTTGTTTGTATTGTGAAATATTTATTATTTCCAAAGGATTCATTTTGAAATCCATTTCACTCATGACAAATTCACTTAGAGCATTCTTAATCAAGAATGATGTGGTAAATTTATCATTTTTTGAATTGTAAGCCAATGTTGGAGATTCAAATGTAGATATTGAAGGTGAATTCACCTCTATCGGAGATAAGGAATAATCATCATATTTTAACAAAATATGTTTTTCAGTGTCGAATTTGAATATCGAAGGTCTTACAAAGACAGAATCGACATTATTACTCGACAAGCTTTCAATAGTGGTAAAATAAATATTGCCATCTTTATTGTATCTATTTGAAATATTCCCATTATGTTGAACAGTGTATACCTGTTTGGTCGGAATCAAAAATTCACCATCTTCAAAAATCAATTTGATGATAATCAAGTTGTTTTCCGTTTCAATTGTGAGAATATCAGAAATAATATCAAATCTCTTGACAGCACTTACCGATTCAGTATACACCGATAATGGAAGAACACTTGTCAAATAACTCAATTCAGATTCAAAAGGTGAAATATCCATTGTATATGAGTTTCTAACATACAATTTACCATTCAAATTAAATCTATCATAAAGATTTCTAACAGGTGCTGAAGATAACACGTATTCACTTGATTTCAAAGTAGTATTATCATAATATATTTGAGATATAGTCGGAGAAAAATCTGGATAATCGCTACCAAACGAAGCACCATCAATCATAAATGTGCTTAATTCATTGGGGAAAATATTTTGAGTCATGTTAGCTGTTATAGTTGGAAACCTAGCATCCAACAAAGCTCTCCTCAACGGTGTGGAAGAATTGATACCACCCTCAATCAGTCTTGAGTAATAAAAATTACCACTCAATTCAAAAGAACTCAAATCAGACGAAGCAGCGTCGATATAAGGCGTGTCTCCATCCATTATGAACAAACCTTCCAATGTTTGGAAATTTGGAAGATATTCATTTTCATAATAAAATTGATTATTATCGAAAGTTCCACCGAATATTTGATAATACAGATTGATACTAGAAAAACCACTGGTGAATGTGCTTAATCCTGATCTACTTGTGTAATCATATGTGGCACTATCAACTGTTGAATAATTGAAATTGAAGCCTTCACCATATAGATAGTCATAAAAAGTGTGACCATTCAATATTTGATAATATATCGGTGCAGATTCATAAGTGGAAATAGTTTTTGTGAAGCTATTATCATCTTTAAACAATCCGAATAAATTATTGTAAATATCACGTTTAGAATCTTGTAAGTAACCAATATTCGGCAATCTATCGAGATATTTATCAAAATTTGGTTCGATTTTTGATATGTATCCATAATACTTGCTGTCATTTCTTTTACTCGATGGTAATATTTGTGATTTACCAGAAGTGAAATTTCTACGAACATAGTCATTATCATTGATAAACGTGATGACATCACCATTATCACCTCTTATAGACGGATCAGGGAAATAATAAATAGTATTTGGCTCTAGATTCTCAGTATTGAAAGAAAAGCTAAGTGTTTTCCCATCAATATTGATTATCGAGGTTTTATGGGGTCGAAAATATCCAATATCTTCTTTTGAAATTAAGATTTTTCTATCTGT